ATCTCTAGCAAGAGAAGAAGCATTGAGAGATACAATACAAACATCTGGTAAAACAAATAAAAAAGTAGATACGTCTTTAGGATTGGAGTGATAATATGCTGTATACGATTTGTAACGAACCTGATGAAGAAATTTTTGTAAAGCAGTGTAGTGCAATTGAAAAGAATATACCTGGTTTAAAAAAGGACAATGTTTTAGAAGACGTTGACGGAACGAAAATACAGATATATCATTACGGCGAAAATCTAATAAAGGTAATAAATAGTTTTTATGTAAATGCACTTTATGTTGAAAGTACGGAAGATATAAAAAAATATTTTTGAAATTATTGACCTCTACGAAAGCGGAGGTCTTTTTTTGTCTTAAAAATGGTTTACATAATGTGGTTGACATAACTCAAATCAAAGCGTAAAATATTAAGAAAAAGGGGGTTTACATGACTTACCAATGGTTTGGATGTCCTATATGTGGGAATCCTAAAATGATAAAAATAAGGAATGATACAGTACTTAAGAACTTCCCGGGATTCTGTAAGTACTGCAGGAGAGAAAGCGTTTTAACAATAGAGCCTAAGAGCCAAATGATTGAATCGAAATGATTTAGTTGTTTGGCTCTTTTATTTTGGAAAATGTGAAAGTGGTTCACACAGGTACACCTCCGCCGTGTTAGGGTTCGAATCCCTCGTTTTCCTTCCTACTGGGGAAAAACCAGTTAAAAAACATTTTAAGGAGAAAAGAAGAAATGAAGAATATCTTAGAATTGCTCAAGGAATTTGGATTAGAAATCCCAGAAGATAAGAAAAAAGATTTTGAAAAATCTGTACTGGAAAATTATAAAACCATTGCAGATTATGAAAATCAAAAAGAGAAGCTTGATAAAGCTAGCAACACTATAAAAGTCAACGATACAGCATTGGAAGATTTAAAAAAACAACTTGAAGGATTCAAGGACGTTGATGTTACAGCATTAAACAAGCGTATTCAAGATTTGGAGACAGAAAAGGGAGAATTGGAAAAAGATTACAGTTCAAAAATTTCTGAACGCGATTTTACAGATATTCTTAACGGCAGCATTACTGCTTCGAATGGTAAAAATGCGAAAGCAATTACAGCATTGTTAGATTTAGATGCACTTAAATCTTCAAAAAATCAGAAAGAAGATATCACCAGTGCACTTAAGGCATTATCCGAAGCAGACGACAGTAAAATGCTGTTTGGAGTAGCAGAGAACAAAGTAGGAAGTGGAAGTCCAATAGGAAATATTGGAAATTCTACAGGCAATAGTTCGGAATCCATGAGAAAAATTATGGGATTGCCGACAACGGAAGGAGATAAATAATGGGAGCAAATGCTATAGAGCTTTTTAAACAGTACATTGCACTGCTTGATGAAATTTACAAATTGGAAGCAAAAACAAATGTGCTTGATGGTGCAAGCGAACTGGTGTCACAGGGAGCGAATGCAAATGAATTAATTATTCCGAAGATTTCAATGGATGGGCTGGCAGATTACAGTAGATCTTCAGGATATGTAAATGGAAGTGTAGATTTTAACTTTGAAACAGTTAAGTGCAATTTTGACCGTGGCCGGATGTTTACAATTGATTCCATGGATAATATTGAAACAATGGGCATGGTATTTGGAAAACTTGCAAGTGAGTTTGTAAGAACTAAGGTTGTTCCAGAATTAGATGCGTTTAGAATGGCAAAATATGCTTCACTTGAGGGAATCAGCACGACAGATGCAGCAGATTTAAGCACAGGAGCGGCGGCTATTTCAGCGTTAAGAGCAGCAATAAGCAAAATGTCTACAGATGAAGTCGCAGAGAATACAAGGATTTTGTTTATTGAAACAGGCTTAAAAGGACTTATAGACGATTTGGATACTACAAAATCGAAGGCAGTACTAAATAGATTTTCACAAATCATTGAAATGCCTCAGAGCAGATTTTACACAGCAATTTCACAGCTTACAGGTGCGACAGAGCAAGAAGCTGGTGGATACACAAGAGCTACAGGAGCTCATAACATTAACTTTATGGTTGTTGAACCAACTGCTGTTATCCAGTTTGCAAAGCGTGTAAACACAAAAATTATTGATCCGGATACAAACCAGGACGCAGATGCATACAAATATGGATATAGACAGGTAGCGATTGCAGATGCATATGAAAATAAAGTTGCAGGTATTTATCTTCATAAATCTACAATTACTCAATAGTAAGGGGGAGTTGTATGTCAATCATTGATTGGGAGTATTACAGCTCCCATTTTCCTAGCACTATACCGCAAAAAGCATTTAACGCAGTCGAAGCACAGGCTGAAATAGAAATCGGCAATGTTGTTCCAAAGTATATGTGGGATGGAGTAAGCGAGGATAAGCAGAAAGATTGCGTGTTTAAAGTATGCAATAAACTTTATTTTAATTCTATTCACGCCGTAGGGCAGGGAATATCTTCCATAAACAATGGAGGATATGTAGAACAATATGACACAAAAACACATGCAGATTTGCAAGCAGAGCTAGAAGAAACAATATTTGACTCCATCGGTACTAGATTGGCAGGTGGATGGTAAATGAGAGATTCAACAATAACTATTTATAATTTTCATAAAGCAACAGGAAAATACAAAAGAACCGTGATTCATAATGTATTTTTTGAATCTGGTTCGATTAGAACAGTGGATACAACAGGAAAAGTTGTTTTCACGAAGACATTCACAATACAGATACCAGCTGAAGCGGACACAGGATCTAATGAGTTCATCAGTCGTGTAGATTTTCAAAAGTTATCAAATGTGGATAACTATTGGACACTAGATGAATTAAACGCAAAAGATTTCATTGTTTACGGCGAATGTGAAATGGAAGTGGATAGTACGCATACATACACAAATATAAAAAATGATTTTGAAAAGTGTGGGTACATATCTGCAATAACTGATAACACAGATGCCCCATTATTAAAGCATTGGAAGGTGACGGCAAAATGAGCAATTTCTTTAATCTATCCGCCAAGCTTGATATGGATAAGGACAAAATCATTCTTGCACATGGTGTCAATGACAAAGGAAGAGTTCAAAAAGTCATTGACAGTGAGGTAATAAGAATGTCTGACAAACTTGTTCCGTTTGATACAGGTATTCTGAAAAACAGTGCAAGTTTACACACGGATATAGGCAGCGGAGAGGTTATATACCAGACTCCGTATGCAAGAAAGCAGTATTACATTCCAATGCAACATACAGGCGGCAGAACTGAATTATGGTTTGAGCATATGAAGCAAAATGGTGGAAAAGAGCAGATATTGAATATAGCAAAAAGGGAGGCAAACAAAGATTGATAATCGAAGCAATAAAAGCATTTCTTATGGAATATGAGAAATTAAAAGATTCACAAATATCGGTTGATTATTTAAGTGATTCGCCTATCGAGTATGCTGTATATCCAATACCTGTGGCCCCAATAATCAAAGAATACACAGATGGTGGAAAGCTCATGCAATATTCGTTTGCGTTCTTATCCGTCAATGATATTGATCAGGGTGATTCGCAAAGTATTCTAAACGAAACGTGGTTGGAAGAGTTCTCAGATTGGATAGAAGAACAGAATCAAAGTAGAAACCTTCCTATATTGGGATGTAAAAAAACAAGTCAGAAAATTGAAATTATAGATAGCGGATATCTGGTTTTTTATGGAGCTAGCAATCAAACCGCAAAGTATCAAATACAGTGTAAATTAACTTATCTGAAAGAGAGGTAAAGCATGTCAGAAACACAAACATTAGTCCTTAGAAGTGGGAAAGTCGCTTTCTATGGAGTTACTGCAAATTTAACCACTACATTTAATCGAATGACTAATTTTAGCGATTTGTCACGTTCGAGTAACCCGAGCGAGTACAAACCTAAATATGTAGATGAATCTATGGAGCGTGATTATATCACAGGATATAGTCCGGCGCTGGCGTATACATTTGACCAGTTCACGAACAATCCAGTTCACAGTGACATCATTAATATCACGGATAACGAATTGAAAGGAACTGACGCAGTTCGGGATATTGTAGTTGTAGACTTTTCCACACCTGGAACGGCTACAGGCTCATATAAAGCTTCAAAAAGAGCCTATTCCGTTATTCCGGACAGTGACGGAAAAGGAACAGACGCATATCAATACGTAGGAAATTTTAAGACAGCAGGAAGCAAAGTAGATGGAGAAGCAACCACAACAGACGAGTGGAAAACAATTACTTTCACGGTCAAATCAGCTTCTACACCTGCAACATAAATTTATTAATGGAGGAATGAGCCTATGAGCCAATGGAAATTTAACAACAGCGAGTTTGAAATAGACGTTACGGACGCAGACTTTTTAGACAAAGTCGAAGAAGCTGGAAACTTTGCGGATACAGAGCAAAAGAAAGTTCGAAAAGTTGGAAAAACATCAGATATTATTCGTGAGCAGTGCGCTGTGTTCTACAGGTATTTCGATATGGTGCTTGGGTCTGGATCAGGAGAAAAGATTTTTGCTGGAAAGTCGAGCATTGCTCTTTGCAATCAAGCAGTTGACAGCTTTATTGGATTTATAGCAGCAGATATAAACCATGCAAAAGAAAGCTCAAACGCTCTTATGAATAAATACAAACCAAATAAGCCACAGCAGAACAGTAAGCCATATTATTACCATGGCAATAAGAAACATTGAATCTGCTAACAGAGAAGCTTCCAGAATCGGTAAGGGTTGATGGTATTGATTACCCGATTCTTACCGATTTTAAAAATTGGATTAAATTTTTCGAAATGATTCAGTCTAAGGAATTAACTGATACAGAAAAATCCATAGTGGCAATGGAATGGTTTATAGATAAAGTTCCGCCGAATAGACTGGAAGCATTAAAAGCATTAAGCGAGTTCTTTTGTATGTCAGTGAAATCTGAGAAAACAGAGGAAAAAAGTAAAAAGACAGTGCTTGATTTTGAACATGATGCAGCACTCATTATTGCAGGATTCAAACAATCATACGGAATTATGCTCTATGAATCAACCATGCACTGGTGGCAGTTTAAAAGCCTTTTTGATGGAATGCCAGACGATACAAAAATCAAAGAGTGCTTAGGATATCGGTGCCTGGAGTTGAACGAAATAAAAGATTCCGAAGAAAAAAAGCGAATCAGAAAAATTAAAAAAATATATGATCTGCCTCAGGAAACAATGAGCGATAGGGACATAGGGGAGGCTTTTGATATATAAAAAAGGAGTGATATTATGTCGGACGGTTCGCTAAATTTTGACACAAAACTTGATAATAGTGGTTTTGAAAGTGGATTAGGAAAATTATCTGGATTAGCAAAAACAGGATTCAGCGGAATCGGTTCTGTTGCAAGTGCCGGCATGGCAGTAGCTTCAAGTGCAATTGCTGGGGTTGCTACTGCTATGGGCGCAGGATTAACCGTTGGAATAAAGTATAATTCGCAAATGCAAGACTACTTTGCAAACTTTGAGACTATGCTTGGAAGTGCTTCGGCTGCTACAGATCTGGTTAATAAACTAAAAGTAATGGGCGCACAAACGCCTTTTGAAATGAGCGATTTATCAGATGCTTCAAAAACGCTTCTAGCATTTGGCACAAATGTAAACGACCTAATGCCAGATTTAAAAATGCTTGGAGACATTTCGCTTGGCAATAAAGAAAAGTTTTCAAGTTTATCATTAGTATTCGGTCAAGTTCAGTCTCAGGGAAAAATGATGGGACAAGATTTGTTACAGATGATTAATGCAGGCTTTAATCCACTGCAAGTAATTTCAAAGCAGACAGGAAAAAGCATGGCAGATTTGAAAGATGAAATGGCAAAAGGCCAGATAAGCTTTCAAATGGTTCAACAAGCTATGCAATCGGCAACTGCAGAAGGTGGTCAGTTTTACAATGCAATGCAAAAATCTTCTACTACGATAAATGGTCTTTTCTCTACCCTCGCAGATAATGCAAAAACATTAGTTGGAAGTGTTGTTCAGCCTATTACAGATTCAATGCAATCTACTTTATTACCTGGTGCAATAACAGCAATATCTCAGTTGCAAGATGCATTTACTAACGGAGGAACGAGCGGATTAATAACGGCAGGCGCAGGTATAGCATCGAATCTGCTTACAGGTATTGCACAGGAAGCACCAAGCATAATTAATACAGCAGTTCAGATTATAGCAGAATTTTTAAATGCAGTTAATTCTAGTGTTCCACAATTAAGCACAGCAGGAGTGCAAGTAATAACTTCACTGATGGGTGGAATAGCAACAATTCTTCCACAGTTGCTAATGGTAGGATTAAACATCATTGAATATATCATGCAAGGATTAGCTGCAAACCCAGACCAAATAACTTCTGGCGTTACTTCATTTATAACTGGAATAGTAGCGGAAATAGCGCTTAATTTACCATCCCTACTGTCAAGCGGAGCCACAATATTAGGAGCAATTGTACAGGGGATTATAAATGCGATACCGGCTATATCTGGAGCACTTAATTCATTAGGCGGAGATATTAATGGAAATGTTGTTTCTGGAATAGCTGCAACAGTTGGTAATTTTGCAAGTTCAGCAATGCAGATAATCACAAGTATAGTCTCGTATTTATCCGCAAATGCAGGAAATATAATAACTGCAGGAGTGCAAATAATTGCTTCTTTGGTTCAGGGAATTGCAAATAATTTACCAGCATTAATAACACAGGCTGTTTCTTTAATTATTAGTTTAGTAGAAGCTCTAATTGATAATTTGCCTCAAATAATTCAAGCAGGTATTCAATTAATTATTTCTCTTATCCAAGGAATTGTTCAAGCGATACCCCAGCTTGTAACAAAGATGCCAGAAATAGTAGCAAAACTAATTGTTGCATTAGTTGCCTCACTTCCATTGATT